TATTCGGTTATGCCACTCCGAAAAAGTAATGTCAGCCCAAGACTGGGCGGCTGTTGTAGCTGTTGCTCTGACCGTTATTGGTTCATTTATTGGTGCTGTGAAATGGTTAGTAAAGCACTACCTAAACGAACTAAAACCAAATTCAGGAAGTTCGATGCGTGACCAAATCACTGCGCTTGAAGCGCGTGTCGAAACGATTATCCGCATCCTAGAGAGGTAACAATTATCTCATGGCAAGAAAAGCAACTAAGGCATTAGAAGATCAAGGCTACTCACCGCTTGATGCTTTCTGCATCGGGCTGCATGAATACTACAAATCATTAAAGAAGGCAGGCTTTCCTGAGTCTGTTGCTTTATTCATGATTACAGAACCGCAAGCCTATCCTGCTTGGATTTTGCCTACACCAATCGATCCCGAAAAATTCGGTGACTACGAGGATGACGATGAGGATGAATGACAAAAACAAAATCTCGTATTTTAGTTATCAGCGATCTTCAAATTCCGTACCATCACGAAGCAGCAGTCAAGAATCTAATTAAGTTAGTTAATCGAGAAAAGTTTGATTTAGTATTAAATACGGGCGATGAGCTAGATATGCAGGCTCAATCGAAATGGGCGAAGCATACGAAACTAGAATGGGAAGGGCAGCTTGATGCTGATAGAACGCTTGCGCAGAACATACTCTGGGATTTACGCACAACAGACATTACGCGTTCTAACCATACTGATCGGTTGTACCACACATTACTCAGAGGAGCGCCAAGCCTCATAGGATTGCCAGAGCTTGAGTATCCAGCCTTTATGGATTTTAAGTCTCTGGGTATTAGATTCCATAAAAAGCCATTTGAGTTTCACCCTAATTGGGTTTTAGTCCACGGCGATGAAGGATCAATGAACTCCAATGCAGGACTCACAGCTCTAGGCCTAGCCAAGAAATTTGGTAAATCTGTAGTTTGTGGACACACCCATAGGGCAGGCATCAGTGCCTATTCTGAGGGCATAGGGGGCTCATATAGGACTTTATGGGGTGTAGAGGCAGGGAATGTCATGGATAAGAAGAAAGCCTCTTATTTGAAGGCTGGAGCTGCTAATTGGCAGATGTCTGTAGCCATCCTAGAGACTCATGGCAAGAACCTATCGCCTATGCTTATTCCTATCAATAAGGATGGCTCATTCACCGTGTATGGCAAGACCTACGGATAAGCATGGATACGCTCATAACGGACATTTTTCCTGTTTATCGCACCATTGATGATTCTATGGACGATACAGAATTGTTACCATTTCGTTATCAAAATGTGCTTGATTTAGCATAACCCTATGCAACACTAATCCTGTAACCGATCGAGGGCATCAGTTACGGAAAGGCGAGACAATGGGCGCAATGAAGGCAGTTTATATGGACATGGCTGAGGATTTTGAAAACCTCAACGAGACATCAATGCAGTTCAAAGGCAATAACTGGGAAGCTCAGGATGGCCGCTTTGAAGGCAATGTCAATTACAATCTTGATTACATTTATTGGTTTGACAACTATGCCAATCTGATGGCAGCACGCACTATCCTGCAAGACTTCGGCAACAGCTATGAGGTTTTGTTTGACGATGCTTTAGGTCAATGGACACTGATTACTGACTATCAATCAATGTGCTGGAGCAACTAATGTCACCACTACTTTGCTTTGTATTCGGTGTCGTTTTTACATCAATCGGTTATTACATGGGAATTACAATCGGTAGAGAACAGGGCCACAGAGATGGTTACTTAAGAGGTCGTGCAGTTTCACGACAAGAATTCTGGAGAGAATAAGTGGATGCTAAAAACCTACTCATTGAAGCAAAGTCCGTCATTGAAGATCGAGGAATGGACTACGGACACCCATCGGACAATATGGCAAGAACCGCAAGACTCTGGAGCGCCTACCTTGAAATTCCAATCGAGGACTATCAGGTTGCAGCTTGTATGGTCTTGGTCAAACTCGCAAGAAGCATGGAAGGTTCAAAAGTTGATAATTACATCGACATGCTTGGATACGCAGCAATCAGTGGAATGTTAAGAACAGAGGAGAATGAGCTTTATGTTTAATCTTGATGAGTACACCACGGTAAAAGAACGCATCAAACTGTTCTGGGAAAAATATCCAGATGGCGCGATAGTCACAGAAATCTTGGACTGGAGCGACACGCGTTTTATTACCAAGACTTGCTTATATCGTCTCTGGACTGATGAGAGACCATTCGCTACAGGTCATGCAAAGGAAGAAGTTGCAGAGCGTGGCGTAAACAGGGATTTTGCATTAGAGAACTGTGAGACTTCCAGTGTGGGAGTTGCCATGAAAAATGCAAACATAGGTACAGACAAGCATGGCCCTAGTCGTGAAGAAATGATTAAGGTGACAAAGCTTCAAATGTCAAAGCCAAAAGAGTATGTACCTGTTGAAAAAGAAGATGATCCGTGGACGATTAAGAATGTTCCAGCACCTACAACATCAGCAGAGGCGGTTGCAGTGGTGAAAGAAATTATAGGTGGAACGACCGACAAAGATGTGCCGCGATGTCCTCACGGGGCAATGCACTGGGCTCACGGAATGACGAAGGCGAATAAGCCGTGGGGTCATTTCAAGTGCATGGCAGCAGCTACTGGTGAAATGAACAGATGCCCTAAAGGAGAAGATGTTATCTGGTACGAGATAAGTCCAGAAGGCAACTGGAGACCACAGAAGGTGAGAGGATAATGGGCGAAATGGTAATCTTTGATGATGGCAATGCCACCGTCATGGGCGGAGAGTTCGAAGAACCGCAAGATATTGTTATCCATTGCGATCTTTGCAATGAGCCTTTGGCTATTACTCCAGAGGCTAATGACCAAGTATTTCTTCGTTGCTTAAAATGCCATGCGATTAGTGTCAAATAATGTGGGAATACTCTTTAACGCCTGCTGAAGAAGCAATAGCAGTTCAGGTTGGATACAAGCGCCAAGAGCAATTCTTTGGCAGACCTGAAATGAATGTCAATTACTCAGAAGGTGACTTATGGGAAACATGGCAGCATGGAGTGTGTGCTGGATCAGAATTAGCATTTGCAAGGATGCTCGGCTTTGATACCTTCATTCCTCATTACAACGAATTCAAACTGATTCAAGACATTCCGAAAGTAGGAGAGATTAGATACACATTTAATTACTCTCGCGGCATGAGATTCTCAACGAGAGATGCTAAGAATGAAATCTATATTCTGATGGTTGAAGGTTTAGCTAAAAGGACACGCAGAATTGCACCTGATTATGTGTCCAATCCTTACAAAGCTGTTGGATGGTTATGGGGATTTCAATGCATGGAAAAAGACTGGAAATATAATGAAACGACATGGTACGCACCATTAGATTGCCTTCGTCCTATGGAAACTTTGTTGGATCATGCCTAGTCAGCACAGAAAACATCGAGGGTACGCGACCGAAAGGCTGGTGGCATCATTCTTGCAGCAATGGTGGCCGCACGCTAGCGTAGGTCGAGGTCAAGGGAAGGATGTTCTCGGCGTTCCGTTCGACATCGAGATCAAGGCTAGAAATTCCCTAGACATAAGTGGAACGCTCCGCCAGATCAAAGCACGCACTTCTAAATCGGGGGAATTAGGATTTGCATGCTTCCGCTTAAACGGAATGGGATCTGCATCAGTCGAGCAATTCGTCTGCATGCTGCCGTTAGGTGATCTGGTGGAGCTTCTACGAAAAGCAGATTATGACCGAATACCGCCAGATATTGATTGGGAAGCAGCAAGTGTTAGATGTGAATCATGCGGTAATTGGATGATAAAGAATTGGAAGTGCAAAGCCTGTGGGAAAGAAGCGCCTAATGCCAATGTATGAATACAGATGTCCAATCTGTAACACACAGATGGAGCTTGAATTATCTATGGATCATGACTTAGTGAGATGCACAGATTGTGGCGCTCAAGCTAATCGAATCTACTCAGCACCTAATGTTGTATTCAAAGGTAAGGGGTTCTATAGCACAGATAAGTGATGCACATCACATATTCCATTTGTCCTAATATGTCCTAATTTAATATGAAATGAGGTCTTGACATGACCAGTACACTCAGAGGGCTAGAGCACCCCAAGTGCTCAGAGCGAGCCGCTAGGCGGATAGCTCGCTCGGTAGCAATCGTGTTAGGGGGAGCTTTATGCTTCTCCGTTGTATCAGCTGCTAGTGCGACAAACGATCCAACAAAACGAATAACATCAAAACAATATGCAGCAGGTCAATTAACAGTTAAACACTATAAATGCGTTTCAATACTATGGGGAAAAGAAAGCGCTTGGAATTGGAAAGCCGTTGGTAACTTAAACGGTACTCATCGAGTATATGGAATACCTCAAGGTAAGTCAGAGTTCTTAAGAACTGCTAGCCCACTACAACAGGTAGATTGGGGATTGCGTTATATAGGCCATAAGTTTGGTTATGTGCGTACAATAGAAGGCATGCAGCCCAACACATGCGCTGCTCT